CAAGTCCTCCTTACAGATTTGCAAGCGCGAGTTTTAACTTCGGCACAAGCTCGTTCACAATTGCATCAACAGGCTTTCCGTCAGCGTTTACGGTGATATAAAAGACATTGTTGTTTGTGTTTGTCGTCTTGTTAAGCGGAGTGACCTGTGCGCCCTTCGGGAGCGTGAGCATTTCCGCACCTTTTTCACCGACAATAACGCTACCTGGGGTTCTTACAATACCACCGTTTGCAAGAAGCGGTATCTGTGGCGCAGTAAATGTCGGAATCGCAGGAATACCGACCGCACCTGTAACGGCATTGATACCGTTAATCAGTCCGTTTATTCCGCTTACGGCTCCTCGTATCATGCCGTTGATAGCGCCGATAATTTTATTAATTGCGCCCTTAATCGAATTCACGATACCGTTCCATACGTTTTTGATTGTGTTTCCGATTCCCGTAAAGACGGAAGTGACCGCACTTGAAATTGTGTTCCAAGCACCCGATAAAAAGCCTGTGATACCCGTCCAAACCGAAACCGCCGTGTCCTTGATGCCGTTCCAAAGTCCGACAAAGAAATCGCCGATTGCCGTGCCGACAGATACGAAGAAGTCCTTGACCGCACCGAATGCATTCATACACCACTGACAGATGCTGTCCCAATTCATCCAAAGCGCTACGGCTATGGCAATAAGCGCACCGATCGCAACGATGATAATGCCTATCGGGTTAGCGGTAAGGACAGCATTTAACACCATCTGTGCGACCGTCCATATTTTGGTGACAACATTTACAACAACGACAATCGCCTTATAAGCGAGAATTGCCCCCGTTATTCCTGCAATAATAGGAGCAATAAGGCTCCAGTTGTTAACAAAGAAATTTGCAATGCCCGTTATGGCATTTAATACGCTGCCGAAGATATTAACAAGTCCCGGCAGAGCGGTATCCTTGATCCAAATAAGGGTAGGTTTACAAAGCTCAAATGCCTTTTTCAGCACAGCCCCAATATTTGAAGCCACATTTCCCAAGCCGTTTATTTTATCGCTGTTCTGCTCGATTGCGCCTTTGATGTTATCAAACGCGCTTACGACATAATCCTTAACCGCACCGAACGCGGAAATAAGCGGAGGGAGAGCATTGTCCTTAAGCCAAATCAAAGGCACTTTTACTTTTTCAATAGCCCGTTCTACCAAGTTCATTATGGTCGGGATCTTGTCCGCTACGTATCCGACTATGGTAGTCACGGCAGGAAGTAACGCTTGACCTACGGTCGTTTTAATGCCTGCGATAGCGTTTTTTAGACGGATGATTCGACCTTCATTTGTGTTCGCCATTTCTTTAGCAAGGTCACCGAAGTTCTGCTGTAGGATTTCTACCAAAATAGCTGACTTTTGCGCATCGTTGCCCGTTTTTAAGATTTTAGCCTGCGCGTCCGTCATAACGATACCAGCACGGGATAAAGCACCTGTTTGACCGCTGTATGCTTTACCCAGCATATTTGCGGATTGTATCATCTGCTCGGAAGTGACATTGACACCATAGTTTGCAACAGCGAGGTTGTTAAGCTGTGGCAGGAGTTTTTCAATACTGTCCGCAGACATTTGGAAAGAAGCAAGCTGTGACGCTCCGCTTCGCTGTGCCGTAGCGCCGATAGTGGTTTGGTTTGACATCTCTTTACAGAGATTTGCCACGCTCTCTTTAGCCTTGCCGGTTATGCCGGGGATCTGATCCATAATGGTATTGAGTCGCACCGTTGACTCTTCGGCTTTTTGCGCAAGAGAAATACACTCTTTGCCGACCGAGATAACTTCACGGATACTGACATAAGCCGCCACCGCGCCGGCCACTTTCTTGGCAAGTCCGGCAATGGAATCACCTGCGGATTTTGCACCGCTTGCCATTTTCTTTACATTGCCCGTTGCATTGGTGGTGTGTGTCTTAAAAAGATTAAGGTTTGTGTTTGCCTTTTTCAGCGCCGCGGTAAAGCCGTTGTCCTTAATAGATAGCGTAGCGCCTATATTTTTAGCCACTCTTAACCACCTCCCGCAAGTGCCTTTGTTTTCTCGTATTCATCCTCCACAAATATCTCATAACAGCCTTTATAAAAGACTTTTTCGGAGAAAGGAAGATTTATAATATGTTCGGGTAAAATGCCACGATTTAAGAAGTGACAGAGCATACCGAGTTCTCCGTCACTTCTTATCAGTTTTTTATGTCATCGACCGCCTTAACAGAGTCGACATACCCTGCGAGCTTCAGGCACTCCAAAGCAATCTGCGGAATTTCACCCGCATCAAAGACCTTTTCGACAATCTCCATAGGCTCTACGCATCCGAAAGCATCACGCAGTTCCTTTGATTTAAGGTTCGGTTCCTTTACGCACTGATAAACCATGTAGCTATCGCCGTTGTCCATTTCCTGCGCTTCTTTTGCCATAGCAGAGGTAGGACATTCAACGGTGATCGTGCCGTCCAAAGAGGAAACATAAAGTTCCTTCGTTTTCAGCTTGTTCTTGCTTTCAAGCATCTGCTCTTTACGCGAAATCAGCTCCTGCAGAGTGATTTTTGTATTCTTGTTCATTTTCTGTTACCTCACTTTCACCATGTCGGGGAAGTAATAGTCGGTGAAGCCACCCGAATACTCCTCATCGATCATTTTTGCATTTTCAAATTTCTGTAGCGTGAGTTCGTTAAACCACGCATTTTCAATAACGAGTCGTTCAGAACCGTAAGCATCGGGATCATCTATTTTTGATATGATCTGGATTCGCACATCCTGTCCCTTTTTTATCTTTTCGGACAGAAGCTGTGCGCCGCGAGAGAACACCTTTTTGACCTTCATGCTCCATTCGCCCGTAAGTCCCGTCATTTTGGAGTCCTTTGCCATCTGACCGACAAAGTCCACATCCTCACGCTCGATCGTTACCTTTGCCTCGTATGAATCGGTCTCATAGACAGGCTCACCGTCAAGATAAACCATACCCCATTTACCGTTCATAACTCTGGGTGCTGTTGGTTTTACTGCCATTTATATCCGCCTCCTTAATCCATATAGACATTGAAATTCAAGTCCTCGATAGCGTCCTGAACCTGAATATTCGCTTTTGCAAATACATTTGTTCCTGTGTTCGCCGTCTTGATTTTTTCCTCATCCCATGTGGATACATCCTTGTGTTGGGACAGCCATTCACGGTTTCCGTCAATGTCAATTTCCGCTTTATTGTCGTACTGATCGTATAAAACACCCTGTGAGGCAAGGTCACGGAAATACTTATTGACCGCAGCCAAGAATACGATTTTATTGTCGTAGGAGTTTTCAACCTTGCCGACAAAATCGTCCTCAAAGGTTGTGCGGATATCACCGCGAATCATATCGACCGCTTCAATGATTTTTATTTTCTTGAAATCTTCGCCTTTTGCATCGGTCGTGGTAGTAAGAGAGTTGACACCCCTTGCAATCTTTATTTTCGTTCCGTCGTTTATGAGGATAAGCTGACCGTTGTCGATATCCGCATCGGGCGTTTGACTTTCCTCTATGCTGTCAACTTCGGGAAGAGCGTAGTATGTAGCACTTCTGTTGACAGGCATACCCGCAAGGACGCCTGCGATTCTCGGACAGAACCCGGCTGTCGTATATGTTTTTGTATCCACCTTGATTTCAGCCGTTGTGAAGTTTATGACCCCTTCGTGGTTGGACGCTGAGTTCGCCGCTACCAGTTTAAAGGTCTTATGGTAAGTATCACGTTGCTCAATAACAAAATCGGACAGATCCGATGTTTCAAGCTCAGTCGCATCCGGCATTGTGAGATAGTTCCATTTTTTGATTTTCAGGCGTTCCAAGACACCGTCAAGTGTGTCCTCCGTACCGATACGTTCCACAAGCACCTTTGACGGAGAACCGAGAAATGCCAAATGCAGATATGACAGGTTATTTGCCGTAAAATGACTTTTTACAACTTCGTTTTCATTTGAAAATGAATAGCTTGTTTTCACATTGCTGTTGTCCCTTACGATAATCGCAACAATGCCTCGCTCACTTCTTGTAATCAAGGTTTCGGCGAGCTTTTTAAATTCGATTAAAATTTTAGGAAGTCCCATTCGACCTCGTCACCACCTTTTCTGATAAGTTTTTCATTTTCGGCATAGTTTCGGTTTCCATGCCTGTTTCCTGTAGGAATTCAATGTCAAACTGCACGATTAAAGCAGATTTGTCATTGTCAAAGATAATTTCGTTTATATTTAAAAATCTGTCTGCTACCGGAAGAGAAGAATAGAGGAAGATGCTTTTCATTTCCTCGCTTACCCGTATAATTTCTTCTCTTGTTTCCAAAAGCGGATAATACGATATTGTCACGCTGTCGGTTACAAGCTCCGAATATGCGTTTTGGAGTTCTACCGAAACGGGAAGGACATCAACAAAACAAGCGGGCTTTTGAAAACCCTCTCTGACTTCCGAAGCGATGACTGTATAACCGCTATCCTTTAGCCGTTTTGTAACAGCCGTTTGTATATCCTGAATCGTTATCACAGCTCCACCTCTTTCGTAAGCTCATCCAGGAGCTTTTTGACATCCTTACCGAATGCGGAACGAAGCTCCTTGACCGTGTCTGAAATCATATTTTTGCCTTGCGTTCTGCCACCTACGGAAACACCGCGAACCCTGCGTCCCAACGCATTAAGCGATCTGCCGTTACTGCCGACTGTCGAGCCGCCTGTGACGATTTTATGCCCTTCCTCGACAACATGGCCGTATCTGTTTTCCGTTTGCACACGAGCCACACGAGCCTTGCCGTAGGTTTTCGGTTTTTTTGTTCGCCATGAGCCTTTCAGCTTTTTCGTTTTAT